ACATACTGTTTTCATCAAGGCCAGTGAAGTGTTCTGCTTTGACAGTGACAGACTCATCCCACCAGTACTTAACGATGCCGACTTTACGGATCAAAGCGTCTTTAAATACGGAATGAAGAATCTTGAAACCATTGTTGTCGCGCTTAAAGATGAAGTCGCAATAGTCAGTCGCTTGACTGGCAGCAGCTACATCTTCTGGACCTTGGGGGGCAAACTCAACAACACGGTCAGGGCCAAAGAAAATACGCATCAGGCTTGGCAGCATGCCTTGCACTGTATCGTGGACATCCATCGACACAACTTGTGAGCGGCCTTCTTCTTCGTCACCAAATGGCTGACCGAGATAGTACTCAGTGGCTTGTGCGCGAAGTCCACCAATATCCTCGTCAATGAAGGTGACAGCGTCTGTGATTTCAGAGCTAACGATGCCTTGGAGTTCTTCCTCGGTCATACGGTCTTCTTCTTCAACCTCCATCTCGCGCTTGATCATTTCTGCAAGCAATAGAGGGTCTTGGTTTTCTTCTTCGTACATATTAGTCCTAGTTATCGCAGCAAGCCCATCTGTTGACGGGCAAGAATCTCTTCGATCCCGCCACCCATATATGGCATTGATGGGGTTGCGTAAGATGGTGTTTGTGGAGAAGACATCTGCGGCATCTGCATAGCAGGGGTTTGCAGTGCTGATGCGTATGCTTCGTTTTGCTTCTTGTCGCCCAGAAGTGTAGGGGCAATTGCACGACCCATGTCTCCAGCAGATTTATCGCTAGACAAGACATCGTACATTTTAAATTCTGGTGTGGCCTTAGCCATACCCATAGCAGCATCACCGAAGTTACCTTGCTGCCTGTGATGATGTAGGCGTTCTGGCCGGTGACAGCAATGACATGATTGCGGTTTGCCGACAGCGCCACGCGCTTTGTGCCGTCGAGCGTAATCGTGCCAATGCGAGTGCCTGCGCCAGTCTCGTTTATGCGGTAGACCTCGTTTCCTGAGATGGCGATAACAAGGTGATTATGGCTGATCATCGCCCGTATCGGCCCATTGCCGATGGCTGCGAATTCTGTTTTCCCCGGCACCATGTACAGCGCAGACCCGGATTCAGGCTCTGCCGTGTCAGTCTCCAGGTACAGATTGACCGTGCTCTGGGCATCCTGATTGACGGAGCGCCGTTTGCTATAGCCACCCAGCAGTGGGATTTTCATGTTGATCCCGACCGAATGGCGTTGATGTCGGAATACCCACGACGCCTCATCAGCATCGGATCAAGCACGGCGGCGGGGATTTGCAGGTTGACGCGGCGAACGACTTCCAGAGCATCCGATGCTGTTTTTGCAATCTCGGCAGCGACAGAAACCCCATACTCCGGAGCCAATTCGATAGCCAGGCTGTAGCGGATGGCGCGGATGAATTCCGGCGGATATGGCATCGTGTCGTACAGCGCCAAATCAGACGGCGGCGCGATCTTGTCCATCACCAGCGTGCAACCTGAACCGGGAGCCGGGTACAGATGCAGTGTAGACAGCGGGTACCCTGGGCGAATCGCCATGATTTCAGGGATGGCACCAGTCGTCGATTTATCGGGAATCGCTTCATACTCGCCAAGCGCCACGACACGGAGCGGATAATCAAGCCCGCCTTGGGTGATGTGCGCCTGATAGATGGTCGTCGGACGCGTGGCATTGATCGCACCGCCTGCGCCGATGGTGTAGCTGGCAACGCCAGAAGTAAGTGCGAAAGATGTTTGCGGGACAGATGCGGACGTGTAGCGAGATGCCGCCCAGGACGCCAGCATTTGATTCATCGCTGACAGGCCATCAGCGGCTTCTTCCGCCGACGGCGGCTCGATCGGCGTGACAACACCAATCAGCCGGAGCGCACCACGAACAACGTCATAGGCTGTCGTCATTTTTCACCCGGCGTCTGCGTGGCTTTGCTGGTTCTGGCTCTGGTTCTGCCTGAACTTGTACGAGATCAGCATCTTCGACGGTCCATCCCGCAGCGTCAAATGCCGGTCTTTCCAGTCCGGATACCATTGCGAAACCGTGTTGCGGATGGCTCATTCTTACCATGATTCATCCTCGAAATGATGCCGTCCTTGGCAGTGAATCGTCAGGCGGCCAGAATGCCGAGGGACTTCAAGATGGTCACGATGTCGCCGACGGTGTAGGTCGTCGATCCGGACGCGCCAGCCCACACGGAATCGGCCTTACTCGCGGTACCGGCACCCGCAGTAAATCCGGTGGTGTTGCCAGCAGACGACGGGCGCGCTACAGGTGTATTTCCGTAGAATCCGACCTTTTCCGTGCTCGACTTGCCGATAAGGCATCCTTCGGGACCGTTGGTGCTGACAGACCACGGCTCTTGGGTATTTTGCAGGCCAGTATTAGCCATGATGTCACCTCTCAATCAATTAAGGATTGGGCCGGTTCCCCGGCCCGTTGCATCAGTTGGTGATACGGCAGGCCCACTCGGGACGCAGCGCCGCGAAACCGTACAGGATGTCGATACGGCACAGCAACTCGTCGTTGCGGATGTCGCCATCGAACCACACCCGCAGGCTCAAGCCGTCCATTACACGGCGCGCGCAGTTGTGAGCGCCACCCATCAACGGCAGGTCGGCGGTGACGAACTGGAAAGCCTCTTTGTGATACATGAGGTTTTGCAGGTAGGTCGTCGATGCGTTGCCGACAAAAGTCACCGTCTTGGCGTTGAAGTCAGTCGTCGCCAACTGCGCACCGGCAGAGCTACACACGTTCTGGCGCGGGCCGGTCAGGTAAATCGTCGGGGATACCGTGATCGTGCTAGATGCGCTGGTCGTCAGGATGGTGAACTGCTGCAAGTGGCTGTAGGCCTGCTTTGTTTCCGGGTGGCAGGCATACACGCCAGCAATCGTAAACACCGAGCCAACAGCCGGAGATGCGACCAGCGTATGCATGTCAACCGTTGCGCCGCCGTCAGTCACCAGCGCAGCGGCATCGGTCGCGCCGGTCACGTCGGAGCTGTTGGTGTGAGCATACATGCGCTCATTTTCGTAGTAATCAGCCCCGGAAGTGCGGCCAATCATGCCTTCGCGGTACTGTTCGCGGATCTGCGTGGAGTCCTGGAACAATCCCTTGAGGCCATTAACCATGCCGCCCATCGTCAGGGAATCCATCATCACGAAGCGATTTCCGTCCTTAGGAGCAAGGCCCTGGTTAAGTTTGGCGCGAGCCGCACCGACAGCGGTCAGATCAGTCGGAGGCGTGCCGGGAGTGCCTACGCTGTTGTAAACGCGCTTGGTGGCATAAGAGATAAAATCGCCCTCGATGCCGGAAATCAGCGCAGAAACAGCCGGGGTGATGTAGCGGTCAGAGAAGTCTCCGATGGAGTCAGGAGTGATCAGGGCCAGTTCGGCGCTGTTAAAACGCATGTCCACATGGTCTTGCGTCGCCAGCGTGATGGTCTGGCTGGACTCTGTTTGGTCCTGGACATCCATTACCCGGCTACCCTGCGTCCGGGTGTACTGGTTCGGGTTAGCAACGCGAAGTTGGTCTCCCGGTTTCCAGCCGCCCTTGGCCTTGAACGACTCGTCATACTGACGGTCAACGGTGCCGATGAAGCTGGCCTTTTCGTGCGCAACCCGCAGGGACTCGCGGGCCAGCAGGTCGGGAATATTGAAGGCGTTAGCCATGGTGTCACCTCGTTAAATTATCGACGTTTGCGCTGTGCATCCTGGCGCTTGCGGAAATCCGCATACTCCTTGTCGGTCATGTCAGACACGGACTTGGAGCCGCTGCCAGTCGCTTTTACAGCCGGTGCAGGGGGTGGCGCTTGCGTCACCTTCCTTTCCGGTACCTTGGCGCTGAGACGGGCGGAAATCCTGCCCAGTTCCAGAACCTGTTGACGCTCACCCATCGCATTCAGCTTGTAGAGTTCGGTCGGATTCTTGGCGAGGTAATAGGCCACTGACGGACCATCGTCGCTCTCCAGAATCGTTTCCATCACGGCGTCAGAAACGCCGATAGCGGCAGATTGCAGCACGGCATCAAAATCAGGATTCGCCTGACGGATGCTGGCGGCCCGCTCGTTGAACCCTGCGACACGTTCAGCCTGCTTTTGCTGCACGGTGCGATGCTGTTCAATCTCACGGAGTTTCTTGCCTGTTTCAAACTCAACTTTTGCAGCAAGGTACTTCTCCAGATCATCAAACTGCGTTGGATCAGGTTCCGGCTGCGATGCTTGCGCGGTGCGCTCCTGTTCGGCAAGTTTCGCTTCCAGTTCGCGGATGCGGGCTTCCCGTTCGTAGCGTTGTTGCGTCAGCTTGTCGATGCGTTTCTGTACCCCTTTCGGCAGTTTTGCGGGGTCCGGTTCGTGGTCGTCGCCATCCGCATCATCTGCGGCTGGTTCTGGCTCAGTAGCGGGCGCGGCGTCTGTCGTGGTGGGTTCGTCGGCTGCATCAGCCTGCGGGGTTGCAGTGGTCGGATCTGCGATTGCTTCGACCGGCGGCGCGTTGTCGATAACGCTGGGTGTATCACTCATCAAAAAGGCTCCGGCGACACGACGGCGGCAGGATTACAGCCGTCGTGTGTTTAGGGATGGCGCGACGTCATCACGACGTGGCATCAGCGGGATAGCGCCCGCTGGCGTGGTTACAGCATAGTCTGTTCAGGCTGGTCAATCAATAGCCCGTCAAGCGTGGTTTCTCCTGTTTCCATAGCGCCAGGCATCGGTTCCATCACTTGCCCCGTTTCTTCTTCCCGCATCCCATCTTCAACCTCCGCAGGTTCGCCAAAGTTCAAGCCGGTCTGTTCTTCCGGCTCTTCCGTCACATCGGGCGCGGCTGCAGCCTGACCCATGATGTTCTGCGCCAGGATTTCAGCAACCTGCATCGCCATGACGCTCATGTCGGGCGTGGTTGCTGCCAACTTGGCCGATTCCAGCATGGCCTTAACGTCGATTTCGTACTGCTTCAGCCGACGGTCCTCGTCCTTGTCCTCGTTTTCCTCCTTGAGTTGATCGTTCTCCTGTTGCAGCTGGGCAATGAGTTGCTTGCCCTGCTCGATCATCTGCTGGACTTCCGCCGGAATCTCTTGTTCCTGCTCGCCTTCCTCGTCGCCAATGATGTTGGCCGGGATGGTGCGCTTGATGCGGTCCGCAATGGCTTCCGCCCCATCCCAGTCCATCGCCTTGACGATAAGGTCTCCGGCCAGTTGCATGATGGCCGGGTTCATTTTGGCGATTTCCACCATCATGTTCAGCGCTTCGATGCGTTTAGTCGTGTAGCTGGGGCCGACATCCACAACAAGGTCATAGCGTCCGGTCGTCAGGTCGTTGACCTGTTCGATCGCGCCCTCATCGGTCACGCGGGCTGTATTGATGCGCTCCAATTTCTTCTGTCCGTCGATACCCATGATTTCAACGACTCGCTCAGTGTCGTAGATTTTCGGGATCAGGTCGATGATGACGCGGGCGCTGTACCGGATGGCGCGGCTCAGGTTGTCGATGTAGGCAAAGTTCGCCGTATCGCCCTCACGCTGGCGGGCCAAGATAGCGCGGCCTGATGTTTCGTTCGACTGCTCACCCAGGGCGGCGGAATAGATGCCGGTCGTGGCCTTCATCTCATCGACAGCCAGCATTGCGGCCTGCTCGAATCCCTTGTCCTGCATCCCGGCATTAAGGCGCTGCGGCATGGGCGCGGTAGGGTCTGGATTGTATGGCAGGTATGGGAGATTGCCGGACAGCGCATCAGACCAATACTCGTCCAGTCCATCAAGCTGCTTTGTCGTGACCATCACCGGCGCTTTCGGGGCCAGGGCCTTGGTCTCGGTGTCGATCGTGCGCCAGTAGTTGTACATGCGCTGCGGGTCTTTCGCGTGACGGACGATACCGCGCAAGATGCGCTTGCCGTCCACCATGTCCTCTTTTCCGTTCACCCCCACAATCGGAATATACCGGCCAGCCCATTCCGCCTGCTCCAGCACTTCGGCGCCGGACATGATGCACATTTTGACAGCGCACTTTTCAGACTTGCGCTCACGGATAACCAGTTCCGGGGCTGTCGGCCTGTCGAATGTGGCCGTCCCGTCATTCAGCAGGTAAAGCGTGGCCGGAGTGCGGTCCTTGTACCAGTATTCAGCAATCTGCATGTTGTCGCCAGCAGCCCAACCGGCCTCGACGTGTTCCGTCTGGAAATTGGTCTCTGCGGCTTTCGGCCAGCGCGCCTTGAACTCATCCTTGCTGATGCTGTCAACAACGATGGCGTATTCCGCGTCGCTGTAGTCTGGCTGGATGGATGACGGGTCAAAATGGACGTTCAACGAGTTCTGAATGCGCTCGATGACGATTTCCTGATCGAACGAATTGTCATCAACGTACTGCGTCTTGATGCGCCAGGCTCCAAAGCCGTAGGTTGCCGACTGCTCAAGCGCCGTATCGTAGGCAAAGTCGGCATTGCTGCGGTTTTCGATGCTGCGAATCAGGCCGCTGTAGATTTGCGCCACATCGACATCGCCATCCTCACCCGCAAAAACCTTGATGGCAACTTTGTTCTGCCGCGCATCGCCGACAATCTGGTCGATAAATGCTGGAAGGCGGTTGACGGTTTGCATCGGTCGACCGACGCGCATGGCCTTGACGTCATCCGGCCATTGATCGCCTGACGCAAACCTCTGATCATCGATCATGTCAACGCGGTTTTCCTGTGTGGCCTCGACGGAGGCCTTGTAGCGGCGCATCGCCTCCGTGAACAACGGGTCTTTTTCGCTCTTCATTGTCATGCCTCCCGGCATTACGTGTTAGCCCATCCACGCCATGCGGGAACGGGGCGGCTTGATCTTCAGCGGGGTCGTGGTCTTTTCCTCAAACCCGACAGCAAAATAACGGAACGCATCAGCGCCATGACTTGACCAGTCGTGTGCCGGTTTGGCATGTGCGCCGCCGTCCTTGTTGGTTTCGTAGTGATAATACTCCAGACAGCGTATCCCGTCGGTGCATTTATCATCAATCCAGACATTCGGCATGACGCGGCGTACAGCCTGGATGCCGTTGTCTATCCCTATCTGCGGGACAATGCGGATTTTAAGGCCCAGTTCTTCGAGCATTTCCTGCACGGTTTTACCCGTCCCGAGGTTTGCATGGCGCGCATCATGGGGCAATCCATGCTCAGCGTAAACATATCCGCGTGATTGCAGCATCTGGACGTAGTGCGTCAATGGTTGGCGGTTGGCGCTGTAGTAGTCGATGACCCGAACCTGCATCCCGACAGATTGCACAAACCAGATGGCGGTATTGTCGCCAAAACCCAAATCCCAAAACGTATAGACCGGCTTCGATGGCTCATACGGCACGCGGCCTATGCGCCCTTCCTCGCGCATTTTCCGCATTTCGTCGGCATAGACAGCGCCGTCCAGTACGCGCATACAGTGGCCTTCCCAGATATGCAGGTACAGGTCACGGCTGCCGGTATCGTAGGCGTGGACGCGCTCTCGCTCCAACTCAGCGGGAAACCACGGATTGTCGCGCCAGTTTACGGCCTCAATCTGGCAGTCCGGAAGCGGGTTGGCGATAAAGCGCTGATAGGTTGGATCGGTCTCAAGGTGAGGGTTGAACGTTACCCAGATTTCAGAACCCGGCGCGCGAATAGTTGGGATAAGCACGCGCCAGGATTCTTCCGTTACCTTTTCGGCTTCTTCCACCCAACAGACATCGACGCCTTCCATCGACTTGATGCTGTTGATGTTGTGGCGCAGCCCCTCAAAAATGAACTGAGAGCCGTTCGATCCCTTGATTGTCGTCTTCTGGATTTCGTAAAAGTGCGACAGGCCGAGCGATTCAACTTGATCGGATAGCAGTTTGTGGACGGATTCAAGGATTGAGTTTTGCACCTCGCGGGTGCACAGGATGCGCATCTGTTTTTGCGCGGCCAGGATCAGAAGCGCACGCGCGACTCCCCACGACTTCCCAGATCCACGGCCGCCATGAAGAACCTTGTAGCGCGATGGTCTGAATAGCAGGCTCAGCTTGCGCGGGAATTGCGCGTCAACCTGCCTTGTCGGGGTCATGGAATGTCACCGTGATGCCGACCTGATGATTGATAGGTGCGTCCGGGTCGCCGCCGTGCGTGATGCGGTCGCCGTATTTTTTCGGTGAAACGCGGGCGGCTTCCCATTTGATGTTGTCGCAAAGCAGCTTTGCGCGGCTGACATCTTCAACGGTTTCGGCAATGTTTTGCATTTCCTCAACCTTGGCCTCGGCGTATTCTTCGCGCGCGCGCGCGTGCATGTCTGCTAAGCCTTCGCGGTCAATTGCAAGGTACCACTCACTGCGATTTATCCCTAACTCGCGACACGACTGCACGACAGGCTGACCGGCACTCAGCAGCGCCAGAATGTTAATCGCGGCCTCTCGCGTCACCATTATCGCCTCCCCACAAAATAATTCTTTGCCGCCTCGCTCAGCGTATCAACCCCGATAAACCCGGCGATGATGCAGGTCATAAATGCGTAATCGTAGGCTGATTGCGGGCTGATGTGCCATATCTGCATGTATAGCTCTGTCGCGGCAGGCATCATTACGCGGGCAATGACAGCAAACAGCGTGGCCTCGACAATACGGGCGGGCCATCTCTTTTTCCCCTGATACCACCCGCGCAGCATGACGACGGCAAACGTCATGGCCGGGACCAATAACGCCCTGCACAGTTCGTCGATGACGCCGCCAAAATCGTATACCCTCACGCTGGCAGGTATGCCGGTATTGATGTCACGGACATTGCAATGGTGACGGTTGTTGCCATCAGCACGATGATTATCACCCTCATTCATTTTCGCTCCCTCAACAATATCCCGGCCACGCAACAGACGACACCGGCCCAGAATACGGGCATGTTGACGGGGTCGACAATGCCAACGCCCATCAGAATAGCGCCCAGGCTGCCCCAGCTCGACGGCTCGCGGATTCGGCCCCTCATTTTTGCGACGCCGGGCACATGGCCAGCTTGATTTCAGGACAGACCGGAAATGATGTGCATCCGGAGAGCAGCATCAGGATGACCAGGTAGCCGATGGCGTGATATTTCATGACTCGAATTCCTCAATGGTCAGGGTTACGGTCTCGCGCCTTGCCTCTGCCGCATGGATCAGCGCCATGATGTTTTTCAGGCACTCGGCGCACTGGCCGATTTTGTCTGCGCTGAAACGGACGCGGCCGACCAGGATGCAGCCCTCGGTGTCCTCGCTGGTATTTCCGCCGTGAATGCGCACGCCGGAGAACATCGGGACATTGTCCAGCAGCGGCAGGATCTTCTTGAACCGATTGGACATGGTCAAACGCACGGTATAACTGCCGGCGGGTATCGCCGTCTGCCCGTGGATTTTTTCGCCTGCCGGGCGGACAACGTCTTCGAGCGTATAGCCAAGGAAAACATCCTGCGCGCCCTGCTTGAGATACATCCGCCCCGGTGTCGACCGGCGAGTGGATTGATCGCGTACCAGCATCAACCGCATGGCGGCCTCGAAGAAAAAGGGCGGGTGAGCGCCCAATGGAGAATGGTTACATGGTAGCCACGGTTTGCATGAGTTGCAACCACAAACGCAGTGGCATGTCGTGGTGCCCGCGTTCGTCAACCGGGACCACCCAACCGGCGACGGTGCGGGTTGTGACCCCTAGCAGTTTACCGGCCTGTTGTTGCGTAAGCCCTGCGGATGAAAGCAGGGCGCGGAGGTTGGCGGGGGTGTAACCCGCCTCGGGGAGGGTGATCATCCCTGATTCGCCATCACGTTTGTTTTGTGCTTTTTCAGGGCTATTAGGGCGCATGATTCGGCGGTCTTTGGTGTCATCATGTACTTCGATTCGTACAATTTTTCCAGTTTACGCTGTGCTGCCCATTCGCTGTTTCCGTTGATTGTTCCGGATTTGTTCAGGGTGATCTTTGATACGATAGCTGCCGTGTCTTGGTGAATCGATGTGATTTTACTCATGATGTTCCCCTATTTCGTTTCGGTCTGCGTTATTGCTTCCCGATGAGTTAATAATAGGCCACCATCGTTCCCATGTAAAGCGGTATCGGCATAAATAGTTCCTTTCTTTGCATCGCTGGCGAACGGAGTGCCAAGGCCAATCCATCTGCATCCGCATAGTGGAATGGGGCAAACGCCGTAGCCAGGGCATGGCGGCTCATCCTGGCCGAACAACTCCGGCTGGATCAGTTCAGTATCGGGCGGCATGTCACCCTCGCAAAATACCACCTACGCCCTGCAATGCGGTCGTTGAGATGCTTGTACATGCTGGCTGTAAAGTCCGTCGGCATGGCCTTCTTTGCGTCAAACCTGACCACATCCTCAGTAATTCCGCTGTCGCACTCGTACCGAATTACCGCCGTGACTTTCCAGTTATGCGGCTTCGTGCAGTATTTCGCGCATCCGTTTTCGTGACGGATCGGTCCTTCGATGCCGTCAGGTTTGACGACAAACGCGGCGAATGGCTGGTGTTGTAGTGGTTTTTTCATAGCTCTTCCCGCTCCCATCCTGCTCGGAATCCGCCCTGTTTCGGCCAGACAACAACGAGCGGGAACGGGAATTTTTCAGCGCAAACGCGCAGCTTCACTTTTGCGTCATCCTCAGCCCGATACCCTCCGGCAGAGTTGCGCGCCTTGACCTCGTGTATTTCAATGCGGCCGTCCGAGTACAGAACCATAAAATCCGGGTAGTAGTGACATTTTGCCGCTACTTTCAGCCCGACACACTCAAACCACCACAAAGCCACTTCCCCGTCTATTTGAGACGCTTTCAGGTGTTCCGCGTAGGCTGATTCGGTTTTGTTCATTTCCCCGGCTTTAAGGCGGCCTAGAACGCGATTCCGTGGCATTTGCCGCGCGTGGCTGCGGGATAATGTCATGGTTGCTCCCCGATATGCTCAAGCAATGCCTGTTCCGCCGTTTTCAGCGCGAATGTTCCAGCCGTGCACAAACTGAGATAGCAAAGCGACTCCCAGGTTTCCGGCGTGGCGTCGAGGATTTTCCGCAGCGCCTGGCGGCGGTATTCGTTCGGATTGACAATCCGGCCCTTGTGCTTGATCTCGTCGCGGATGTACCAGAGTGCTTTCTGGAGGTCTTGATCCGGCGCGCCTTTGTCGCGATGGCGGAAAATGTACTTGAACGCATTTCCGCGATTGAACGACAGATGGCGCGTAACCTGGATGCATTCGATTCCGCTCGGATGCCCGCAGTAGTGGGCGGGGTTGTTTACGGGGTCGGTCATGATTGCGGTACTCCCCAATGATGTTTTTTAACCTGGTTCGTGACGTACAGCTCAAGCGCATCCGACCTGCTGATTCCGTTGCGTTGCGCGTACTGGATGACCGTGTTGTTGCAAAGTCCGTATTTTTTGCAGTGCGACATCAGTGATGCAGTCTCTCCACGGAATACAAATGACTTGCAGTGCGGCTTGACGTACCCGTGGCGCTTGCACATGGCCATGACGGCCTGATAGCACATGCCGACTTCCCGCCCCATTGACTCCCATTTCATCCCGTTCCGGGAGGCCAACTTCTGCAATTCATCCGCCGGTGTCGTACCGTTCATCATCGCCTGAACCTCTGCCCAATCGCGAGCCATGGTAAAATCCCCGTTGTTTTCTTGTCTGTTCAGTATTGCGCCTGCATTATTCACCGTCAACCACTTTTCCCGTAATCCGCTCGAAAATAACCCGGCTGACGTATTCCGCGAATCCGACCGGGTCAGTCCTGGCCCGTTCGCGCATACCCTGCGCCGTCTTTTCGGACAGCGCGTGGCAGTAGTGGCCCTGTTCGAGCTGGCAGAGTCGGCAGGTGACCAGGTGGCGGTGGAGTTTATTTTTCATCAGCAAAGCCTATCATTGCTGCGGAAGTATCGCAATTGCAATATCACCATAATACCCACACAAAAATTGGGGGGTACGTGGGTATGGCTTTTCTATAAAGAGGGTAAAAAGGAAAAATAGTACTATGCGCGCGGGGGTATTATAGAAAAGTGGTGCTCACCCGTACCCTCGTACCCTACCTAGACCGCTTTTTTATGTGATTTTCGGACAAATTGTCAACGCATTGTAAGATCATGTAAACGGATTGTAATTTGCGACAGGGTATGCAACATACCCCCACCAGTACGCAGTGATCAAAATTTATATAGCCGTACCCTACCCGTACCCTACTTGACATTTAACCTCATCTATGTATTTGCGAAAAACATATATCAGAAAAAGTGAATATTTTTGATGTAAAAGGCGTGGTACGCTGTGCGGGCGGATAGGGTAGCTCCCGAAAAGCGGCCGTTCACCGCCTGCCGCACCCATAAAATGAACGCAAAACATGAACAGGTTTTGACTATGTTTCCATCTGAATTGACTTCTCGCCAGCAGTGGCTTGTCTGGCGTTTTGAGAAAAAAGACGGTGATAAAAAGCCGCGAAAAGTCCCCTACTACGTGAACGGATCGAGGCGATTCGGCAAGCAGGGCGACGCCGAAGACCGCGCCAAACTCGCCGCATACGACGACGCAAAAGCCGCCGCTGAATACGGTTTTGACGGCCTGGGGTTCGCCTTCCTGCCGGGTGATGGACTGATCGGAATAGACATCGACTCCAACGCCGACACCGAGCTTGCCCACAAAATTATTGCCGGGTGCAACAGCTACGCAGAGACATCCCCGAGCGGCAACGGCTGGCACATATTCGTAAAGGGCGAAACCAAGACATTCAAGTCCAATGATGTCGGAATCGAGGTTTTTTGCGGAAGCCAGTTTTTTACGATGACCGGCAACAAGCTGGATGATGCGCCCGGCGACATCGTCAGCATAAGCGACAAACTGCTGAACCGGTTGCGCGACATTGTGAAGCCGCCAAACCGACCGCTTGCTTCCCCCGCATCCATTCCGACAGGCCCGACAGGAACCGCTAAAATTGAATCGGCGTTGGCCTACATCAGCCCGGATGTTGGTTATCACGAATGGATCAAGATTGGCATGGCTATCTATTCCGAGCTTGGGCCGTCCGGCTTCAGTGTTTGGGATTACTGGTCAAGCCGTGGCAGCGCATATAGCCACAAAGCGATGGCAGGACACTGGCAATCGTTTGCCGGGACATCCGTCACCATCGCCACCGTGTTTCGGATGGCGATTGATAACGGCTGGAATCCGCCCCGCGACACGACATACAAGCCGCGTCAAGATGCCCCACAAGCAGCAACCAAGTCCGCGCCAGCATCTATAGACATGGCGTCACCGTTGGTTGATGTCACGGATCAGGGCAAGCCGCTGGAAACCATCGAGAACCTGGCCGATGTTTGCCGCCGCCTTGGGGTTTCCATCACGTACAACGTGATTACGAAATCCGTGGACATCGGTTTCCCGGATTCCTGCACCACCATCGACAACGAGCACAACGTCAATCTGGCCCACCTGAAGTCATGGTGCAAGCGGTTCCGCATGGCGACAGATGCGCTCCAGGAGTACGTGCTGGCCCTTGCTGACCGCAACACCATCAACCCGGTGGCGGACTGGATAAACAGCAAGCCGTGGGACGGGCAATGCCGCCTCAACGATTTTTATGAAACTGTCACCGAGATCAAGCCGTCACGATTGGCGGATGGGCGACGCCTGCGCGACGTTCTGATTTTTCGCTGGATGATGTCGGCGGTTGCTCTCGCTATGACCGACACACCGCTTGCCGCGCAAGGTGTCCTGACGTTCACCGGAAAGGGAAATGTCGGGAAAACGGAATGGTTTAAAAACTTGGTGCCGAAGGAAATGCGCCATTTGACGAAAGAAGGACTGACGCTGAACCCGGCAGACAAGGACAGCGTAGCCACCTGCATCGGACACTGGCTGGTGGAGCTTGGCGAGTTGGACGGATCATTCCGCAAGTCGGACATGGCCCACCTGAAGGCGTTTATTACGCGAACCATGGACGATTTCCGGCGACCGTACGCCCGAACAGACAGCCGATACCCACGCCGGACGGTCATGTTTGCATCCGTCAACAGCCGCGAATACCTGCAAGACCCAACAGGAAACCGCCGATTCTGGACGGTTGAGGTGCAGAGCATCAATGCCCGGCACGGGATGGACATGCAGCAGGTATGGGCAGAGGTTGCTGAAATGTGGCGCAACGACCCGACCGGCTTTTTTTTGAGGCAGGAGGAAATGGACGCGCTTAACGCGCACAACGAAGATTTTATGTCGTTGATGCCGGTGCACGACCGGATCGACGACAGCTATGAATGGGGTATGCCACGAGAGCGGTGGGACAACATGATGAGCGCCACGCAAATCAGCGAGTTTGCAGGCATTGAGCGCCCTGGCCAGCGTGAGGTAAACGAGGCGGCCGCATACGTGCAGACGCGCTACAACGTTGAAGTGAAGAAGTTCGGCAAGCAACGGCTGAAGCGGTGGGCCATGCCGCCGCTGACGATGGAAGCGGAGCAGCGGAGCGCGAAACGATGATAACGCTACGGGACTACCAGCAAAACGCCGTCAATGAGATACGGCAAGCATACCGGCGCGGTAGGCGGTCGCCCTTGCTTGTGCTGCCTACAGGGGGCGGCAAGACTACCATTTTTGCCTACATCACGACTGAGGC